GCATTTGGTAGTTTATTTAACGATATAGTTATATCTAGAAAGGACAGTGCTGGAGCAGAAATACAATCTATGAAAGTTCCTTTAGCCTATGGTCCAAAACAAAAGTTTATATCTAGATTAACACAAGATCCAGGTATAACACAGACAGTAGCACTTACGTTACCTAGAATTGGTTTTGAAATACAATCTTTTGATTATGATCCATCTAGAAAATTAAATCGTATTATCAAACAAAAGAAAGTAGCTACTGATGAGGAGAAAAAAACAAAACAGATGAGTACACAGTATTCACCTGTTCCTTATAATATGAATTTTGAATTGTTTGTTATGGCAAAGAACAGTGATGATGGTATTCAAATTGTAGAGCAGATACTACCATACTTTCAACCAGAATACACAGTATCTATTAAAGAAGTTCCTGAGATGGATATCATTAGAGATGTTCCTGTTGTGTTGAATAGTATTGCATATGAAGATTCCTATGAAGGTGATTTTCAGACAAGACGAGCTATCATTTATACGTTTGCGTTTGTTGCAAAATCTTATGTATACGGTCCGGTCACAACTGCGAAACCGATTACGAAGGTACAGGTTGATACTTATGCTGATCTACCAGCTGCAGCACCAGACAGACATCAGAGATACACAGCAACAGCTGCTGCACCTGCTGATGGTTTTGATGACTTTGGATTTAATGAAACAACAAGTGAGTGGACATAATGAGTTACGGTAGCATAGATAATGCAATCAATAATGCTTTAGGTTTAGAGAATAGTTTAAAACAAGAAATTATTAGTCCTAAACCTCTTGTACCCCGGCCTCCAGAGGGTCCTGAAGATATAGATATAGACTATAACTATAGTCGAGAAAACTTCTACAACCTAATAGAGAGAGGCCAGGACGCTATTACAGGCATACTTGATTTAGCAAAAGAAAGTGAACATCCTAGAACATATGAAGTTGCGGGTCAGTTAATCAAGACTGTATCAGAAGTTACAGAAAGGTTGGCTGACTTGCAAGAAAAGATGCAACGACTAAAAGAAGTTCCTGATAAAGGTCCAAAGAGTGTTACTAATGCATTATTCATAGGTTCTACAAAAGAATTACAATCACTTTTAAAAGATAAATCCAATGACGATTGAAACATATAAAGGCAATCCAAATCTAAAGTCAGCACAGGTACATCATAACTATACAGAAGAACAGGTTGCAGAGTTTATTAAATGTTCTAATGATCCTGTATACTTTATTCAAAAGTATGTAAAGATTGTTAATATTGATGAAGGTTTAATTCCTTTTAATCTGTATCCTTTTCAGAAGGATATAGTAGGAACATTCCATAAGAATAGATTTACTATATGTAAACTTCCTAGACAGTCTGGGAAATCTACTACTATTTTATCTTATCTCATTTACTATATTATATTCAATGAGACTGTGAATGTTGCGATACTTGCAAACAAGGCGTCAACAGCGAGAGACTTGTTATCTAGATTACAGTTAGCATACGAACACTTACCTGTTTGGTTACAGATGGGTGTGATGAATTGGAACAAAGGTTCTCTGGAGTTAGAGAATGGATCTAAAATCTTGGCTGCGTCTACTTCAGCTTCTGCTGTTCGTGGTGGCTCTTATAATATTATCTTCCTTGATGAGTTTGCTTTTGTTCCTTCTAACATTGCGGAGCAGTTCTTTAGTTCTGTATATCCGACGATTAGTGCGGGACAAACGTCGAAGGTAATGATTGTATCTACTCCACGTGGAATGAATATGTATTACAAGATGTGGATGGATGCAGTTAATGAGAGATCGGAATTTATACCAATAGAGGTACATTGGACTGAAGTACCAGGTAGAGATGAAGCTTGGAGAAAACAGACCGTTAAGAATACAAGTGAGCAGCAATTCCTACAAGAGTTTGAATGTTCGTTTCTTGGTTCTGTTGATACACTTATATCTCCTACAAAGATTCAAAATATACCACATTTCGATCCTATAGAAACTAGTGGTGGTTTAGATATATTTGAAAGACCTGAAAAAGATCACCAGTATTGTATGACTGTAGATGTGTCTAGAGGTGCTTCAAATGATTATTCAGCATTTGTTGTTATTGATATTACACAGATGCCTTATAAACTGGTTGCAAAGTTTAGAGACAATGAAATTAAACCTCTTGTTTTTCCAGAAATTATTTATCGAACAGCCAAGACATATAATGAATCACAGATACTTGTAGAGATTAATGATATTGGTGGACAGATTGCAGATGCATTACATCATGATATGGCATATGAAAATATTATAATGACACAGATGCGAGGTCGTCTTGGTCAAATTGTTGGTGGTGGTTTTGGTGATGGTCAGACTGACTTAGGTGTGAGAACTACCAAACAAGTAAAGCGTGTTGGTTGTTCTAACTTAAAGCAGTTGATTGAAGGTGATAAATTATTCGTAAATGATTTTGATATTATTGCAGAGATGTCTACTTTTGTACAAAAAGGAGCATCATTTGAAGCTGAAGAAGGTGCTACAGATGATTTGATGATGTGTCTTGTATTCTTTTCTTGGTTAACTGACCAACAGTATTTTAAGGATCTAACAGATGAAGATATCCGCAAAAGATTATATGAAAGTCAACGAGAAAATATCGAAGCCGATATGGCACCTTTTGGTTTTATTGATGATGGTGTACATTATGGAGAAGATATTGTTTCCTTTGTAGATCCTGATGGTGATTATTGGAGACCTGTAAAAGATTATCCAGATTTTTTTGATGAAGATAGACGCTAAAGAACGAAAGGTGCAAGACCATTATCAATCTTGCTCGCACAATTATGACACACGGCCTTGGATTTTAATATCAATTGTTCTGCTAGTTCTCTTTCTTTTGTAACAATACCATGTCTCAATGTAAGAGATGATATTTTCTTGTGATTGGGATACCATTCTAAACAAACCAATTCAGATTCTCCACAAGGACATGATTGTCCTTTGAAGGTATTGAGTAACCAACTTTTTCTTCCTACGTCACGCATTTGTGTGTCCTATTTTATCTATTGTTATTTATAGACACACTGGTGTGTTGTGTAAATCTCCTATTTAATAAATAACTTATATACAAAATGAAATAATTTGAATGAAAGAAATAAGTATATATTATTTTTACTTAATTAAATAACCAAGGAGAAAATAGAAAATGGTTGATCTAATTTCGCCGGGTGTACAAGTAAAAGAAAAAGATTTAACCACTGCTGTTAGAGCAGAGCCTACTTCTATCGGTGGATTTTGTGGTATTTTTGCACAAGGTCCTATTGATGAGGTAGTTACGATAGATTCCGAAACAACATTAGTAAATGTTTTTGGAAAACCTAACGCTACTAACTATCAGTATTGGTTTAGTGCTGCTTCTTTTCTTGCGTACTCCAATACATTAAAAGTTGTAAGGGTAGCTCCTACTGGTGCGGTTAACGCTTGTGTCAGTGGTACTGCCGTTTTGATTAAAAACACTTCTCATTATCTTGATGGTGATGGTTCAACTGGTCCTTACGGCGGCGGCGAAGCCAGCGTAGGTCAGTGGGCAGCCAGAACAGCGGGTGAATGGGGTAACAGTTTGAAGGTTAGTATGTGTACTTCAGCTGCTGCTTACTACGAGAATAATAAAACAACAGTTACACCGGCTGAAGCTGCAGGTCAGACAGTTATTAGTTTAGCATCTGCTTCAGGTTTCTTTGTTGGTGATATTGTTTATTTTGAAGAAGCTGATGGTCAGAAATATAAAGTTACTGCCATAAACTCCAATGATATTACAATCGAAAGATACCCAGCTTCTACTGCTACAGGTCTAGCTTCTGCTATTGCAAATAACCAGAACTGTGATCGTTGGTGGGAATTTTATGAACAGTTCAGTGGTGCCCCAGGCACATCACAGTATGCGTCTGATCGTGGTGGTTCACTTGATGAAATGCATATTATTATCGTTGATGAAGATGGTGATATTACTGGCGTTGCTGGTGAGATCGTAGAGAAGTGGGAAAAAGTATCTAAAGCATCTGATGCAAAAACTGATGATGGTGTAGGTAACTATTATGTTGATCGTCTTTATGATGGTTCTAGTTATATCTACTGGATGGATCATGCTGCTGGTGGATCTGATTGGGGTTCAACCGCAGCTGTTGGTGCTGCATTTGCAGCTGCAACAAATATCGTACAGACTGATTCTCTAGTTGGTGGTGTCGGTTCTGCCGTCGCTCCTACTGAAGGTCAGAGACAGCTTGCTTATACTAAAGCATTCAGTGATCCGGATACAGAGGATGTTAATCTTCTTATTTCTGGTCCTAGTTCTGTTGATAATGGCGGTGCAACAACTCACGGTGTCTTTATGACTGATTTGGTAGGAAAACGCAAAGATTCTATGGCGTTTATTTCTGCTGACCAGTCTGACGTTGTGAATATTGCACAGTCTTATACACAGACAACTAACACTGAAGGCTTCTTTGATGCTCTAGGTAGTTCGTCTTATGTTGCGTATGATAGTGGCTATACAAAGATGTTTGATAAGTATAATGACCTTTATCGCTGGATTCCTCTTAATGGACATATAGCGGGTCTTTGTGCTCACACTGATGCTGTTGAAGATGCATGGTGGTCTCCTGCTGGTATGAATCGTGGTCAGATTCGTAGCTCGATATCACTTGCTCATAATCCAAAACAGACAGAAAGAGACATTCTTTATCGTGCTCGTGTTAATCCTGTAGTTACATTCCCAGGTGAAGGCACAATGCTATTTGGTGATAAGACAGCTCTTAATCGTAACAGTGCTTTTAGTCGAATCAATGTTCGTAGATTATTCCTCGTATTAGAGGAGGCTATTAAAGTTGCAGCTCGTACAGTTCTTTTTGAATTCAACGATGAGTTCACAAGAGAAAACTTTAAGGCAATGGTAAATCCGTTCTTAACGGATGTGCAAGCTCGTCGTGGTATTACCGATTTCTTGACAGTGTGTGATGAAACAAATAACACACCTCAGGTTATCGACAACAACGAGTTTCGTGCTGACTTTTATATTAAACCAGCACGATCAATTAACTTCATTACACTAACATTCATTGCCACCCGAACAGGTGTGGACTTCAGTGAAATCGTTGGTCAGGCATAAGGGGGGTATAGAAAATGGCACGTTTATCAAGTTTCGTTAATGCTCTTCATGCTGGTGGCGCCCGAGCTAATCAATTTGAGGTTACAATGACAGCTCCTGCTCCTCTAGGAAGAAATCTTACTTTCTTATGTCGATCTGCTCAGGTTCCTGCAGCAACTATTGGTGAGGTAGCAGTACCTTATCGTGGTCGTCAGGTGTTTGTTGCTGGTGATCGTACTTATGATGCATGGACGATTACAGTATTCAGCGATGACGCTTGGTACATGAGATCAGGTTTTGAAGTGTGGCAGAACAATATGCAAGATATTGGTGCAACAACTTTTGGTAGTGTTTTTCCTAGGACCTATTATGGAACTGCTACGGTAAAACAAATGGCAAGGGATGACGTTACACTAAACACTTATACATTGTTTGATGTATGGCCACAGACAGTAGATGCAATTGATCTTGCATATGATACCAATGACGCTATTCAGGAATTTGGCATTACATTGCGCTTTAATTACATGACTTCAGACGGTATCGGTTCACCGGCATAATCAAATAATAGTCATACCCTAGTTGTATAAATAGTAGTATGGCAGACTTATTTGGATATGAGATAAAGAAAAAGAAGGAAGCGACGAAGGCACAGTCCTTCGTCGCACCTTCCGACGAAGAAGGCACTCTAGATATTGCTGGTGGTGCTGGCTTTTTTAGTCAGTATGTAAACCTAGATAAAGCAGCAAAACACGATTGGGACCTGATTCGTAAATATCGCACCACAGCAGAATCTCCGGAGTGCGATCAAGCAATAGAAGATATCATTAACGAAGCTATTACAGCTGATGAAACTGATGTCTCCATAAAACTCGATCTTGACAACACAGACTTATCCAAGTCTATTAAAAATAAAGTTAATGATGAGTTCCGTGAAATTCTCCGTCTTTTAGATTGGAAAAATAAAGGGCACGATATATTCAAACGATGGTATATCGACGGTAGACTTTACTATCATAAAATGGTTGATGAAAAACAATCTCGCAAAGGTATTACAGAGATTCGTTACATTGATCCTAAGTTCATCAAAAAAGTTCGTATAGTAGAAAAGGATAAGGCTGGTCAACAGCAAAGAACTGAAGGTCTTGAATTAGTAAAACGAGTTCAAGAGTTTTACATTTACAATGAGGCTGGTGTTTATCCAGGCCTCACAGGTATTAGTGGTCCGGGAGTTCAAAACTCTCAAGGGTTAAAAGTTTCACCGGATACTATTGCATATGTTACTTCAGGTATTTTTAATCCTACCACAAAACAGGTTTATGGTTTCTTACATAAGGCCATCAAATCTACAAACCAACTCCGAATGATGGAAGATGCACTTGTCATCTATCGTATCAGTCGAGCACCAGAACGTAGAATCTTTTATATAGATGTAGGTAATCTACCTAAACCGAAGGCAGAAGCTTACCTTAAAGATGTAATGAGTCGCTATCGTAATAAGGTAGTCTATGATGGTTCTACAGGTGAAGTCAAAGATGACAGAAATCAAATGTCTATGTTGGAAGACTTCTGGTTGCCTAGACGAGAAGGTGGTAGAGGTACAGAAATTACTACACTTCAGGGTGGACAAAATTTAGGTGAAATGACTGATGTTGAATATTTTAAAGAAAAACTTTATCGTTCATTAAATATTCCGCAGTCACGATTAATGTCTGATAGTGGTTTTAATATGGGTCGATCAGCTGAGATTACTAGAGATGAAATAAAGTTCATGAAGTTTATTCAACGGTTGAGAAAAAGATTTACCGGTCTTTTTCAGGATATATTAAAGACTCAATTAATACTGAAAGGTATTCTTACACCTGAAGATTGGGATACTGTTAAAGAAGGTGTCATTTATGATTTTATTGATGATAATCATTTCTTTGAATTGAAAGATGCAGAACTTTTAAAAGAACGTGTTGATCAATTAGCTTTAATGAGTGATTATATTGGTACATATTTTTCAATTGAATGGGTTAGAAAGAATGTATTGAAACAGACACCAGAAGATATGGAAGCAATTGATAAACAGATTGAAGATGAGAAGGCTTCAGGTGCAGTAGATCCTGATGCTGGTACTGGTATGGGTGGACCTGAAGGTGGCTTTGGTGATCCAACTAGAGGTGTGGAACAAGAACCAGAGTATCCGGAGGATGAATATCCGGATGCTGATGAACCAACTAACGGTAATGGTCGCAATGGAAATGGTGGCCAAGAAAATCAAAACTTATAAATATATAAAAATGGGGAACTTATATTATGGCTAAGACAGTAAAAGATATGGTAGATTCTATTACTACCGGCGATCTTTCTGCAGCGAATGATGCATTTGATGCAATTTTA